ACCATTTGTAGCATTTGAATCAAAATACCCAAGCGTGACTTCGCTATTATCACTTGTAGAACTTCCAAATCTTGCTATATCAAATACATTATTACCACCTTCAACATCTAATTTACCTTGAGGACTAGTCGTCCCAATACCCAAACTCTCAGCACTTGCATCCCAGAATAGAGCTTGGCTAGTTCCTGCTGAGTTGTAGAAGGATATGTCTCCGCCATCAGATAATATAAATCCTTGCTTGTTATTATTCTTTAGTATTAAGCTTTTCCCCGATAGACCTGCGTCATCAACGCTCATCACTAAGTTTTCAGAAGCTTCTAACTCAATCTTCGCATCAGTCGTTCCTGACCTATTCCAGAATATTTTAGCTGAACTAGCACCATCACGATTTAACTGGATATCATTGTTACCATCAACAACTAAACCATCACTTGTAACTGTACCTGTTATGTCTATCCCAGTTGAGGTTGTGGCTAGTTTTGCAAATCCAGCGTGATGAATAGTTGTTGCACCACCATCAATACCTGCAAGATAAGATAATGTTCCTGCTGCGTTTTGAAGTTGTAATTGTGTACCTTGTATTTTTAAATTTCCAGTTCCTGAATCATTAATATATGAAGCAGAACCATCATGATAAATCTGTAAATCACTACCAGCTCCGAAGATAGCTTTATCGCTATCAGCAAACAATATGTCATTACCGTTAGAAGCTAAATCACCACCTAATTGTGGAGTTGTATCTTCAACAACTTCATTAGTTGCAGCAACTGTAGTATCTACATAAGCTTTAATAGATTGTTGAGAAGCAATACCTGTAGCACTATTAGATGCCATGTTATCTTCATCTAGGAAAGCTTTACCGTCAAGGATGTTTAACTCTGCTGCAGTACTTGTAACACCGTCTAAGATGTTTAATTCTGCAGTTGTACTAGTTACTCCATCTAATAAATTTAATTCAGTAGTAGTGCTTGTAACGCCATCTAGGATGTTTAATTCGTCTGTAGTTACTGTAGCACCATCTAGTATTTCTAGTTCTGCTTCAGTTATAGTAGCACTACCGATTACAAAGCTTGTACCAGTAATAGCTGTACCTGTAATAGCTGCAGCACTTGAACCACCAATAATAGCACCATCAATAGTACCTCCATCAATGTCCGGAGTATTAATGTCTGGGCTTGTAAGTGTTTTATTAAGTAAAGTTTGTGTACCTGAAAGTGTTGTAACTGTAGAATCTATTGCAAGAGTTATTGCATCACCTGTTGCAGAACTATTAAGACCTGTACCACCTGATATAGTTAAATTTTCACTATCTAAATCAATTGCAATAGTTCCGCTATCTGTTATAATATCTAAATCTTGTGCAGTAACTTGAGCATCTACGTAAGCTTTAATAGATTGCTGAGAAGCTATACCTGTAGCACTATTAGATATCATATTATCTTCATCAAGAAAAGCTTTGCCATCTAAAAGATTCAACTCTGCTGCAGTAGATGTTACACCGTCAAGGATGTTTAACTCTGCTGTAGTTGATGTAACTCCATCAAGTAAGTTTATTTCTGCTGCTGTAGAAGTTACACCGTCAAGAATATTAAGTTCTGCGGTTGTGCTTGTTATACCATCAAGTGTATTTATTTCTGTTGAAGTAGCTGTAACACCATCTAAAATGTTTAGTTCAGCAGTTGTAGAAGTTACACCATCTAATAAGTTAATCTCTGCAGTTGTACTTGTGACTCCATCTAAGATGTTTAACTCTGCTGCTGTGGATGTTACTCCATCTAATATGTTTAGTTCAGCAGCAGTAGAAGTAATTACAGTGCCATTAAAGTTTATAGCATCTACATAAGCTACGCCATCAATATAAATATCTTTCCATTGTTGTGTAGAGCTACCTAAGTCATAAGTATCATCATCGTCAGGTATAATGTGTGAATCAACATCAGCACCAAATACAACATTATCAGTAGCTGCATCACCCATAGTGATTGTACCACCGTTAAAAGTAGTTGTACCTGTAACTGTTAGATTACCACCTACTGCAATATTACCAGTTGTAGTAATTGAATCTATGTAAGCATCTTTAAAGTATAATGAGCTAGTACCTAAATCTACATCACTATCTGTAACAGGTATTAAAGCACCGTCTTGTAATCTAAGTTGTTCTACTGTAGAACTAGCAACTTGTACATAAAATCCCCATCTATTATTTGTGCTATCTACAACAATCTTGTTAAGAAAATCTAAATCTCCTATTTGTGGAATGTTACCACCTTCTCCTGCACTACCATTGTGTCTATGTCCAGTTGTACCTTCATTTGTAGAACTGTAGCTAAATGCGTTTACTAATTGATTATACTCGTTATTAAAAAGTGCTGCAGTAATTGTATCCCCATCTGCAAACGAACTTTGTCTTGTATATGATTGTGCCATTTATATTTCTCCTATTGCCTTCCTGCAGGTCTATAATTTATGTAAATACCGTTTATAGTATAAGGTGCTCTTGTATCTGAACTAAAAATTTTAAAAAAGTTACTGTGTCCACTGCCTGTTAATGGTTGTCTAACTAACGGTTGTTCAGAAGCTCCAAAACTTTGAAAGTTAAACTTAGCAGTTCCAAAAAGTGCTGGTTCTGGTACTGCAGTTAATTCAATATCTGGTGGTTGTGGTGATTCATTACTATCGTAATCAAATCTAATTCTTAATGTAGGCTGTGCTAATGCTTCAGGCTTTATAGATAATTTAATATAGTCTAAAGTTTTTAAAGTTCCAAAATCTCCGTAATCAAAATCTGGAGACTGATACTCAGCACTTATTGCTGTTTCTACACCTGCAGGATTAAAAGTATTTCCTATGTTATGGTTATAAATATAACCGTCTTTATCACCGTGGACAAACTTTTCTTCTCCGTCATAAGCAAATCCTGATGCAATTGCAGGTGCTTGTATTCCTAAAGTTTCTGACCATTCAAATCCTTGTGGTCTCAATACACCTATTAAGCCTTTTGAAGTAGATGAAGTATCTGTAGTACTTGTATAAAACATTCTGTATTGAGATTTGTTTCTTATAACAACACTGCTAAATTCATAGATTGTTGAACCTTGAACAATGTCATTTATAATTGGCTGTATAGCCTGACTTATAGTTCCTAATTCAACGTCACCAATTCTTGCTGTACCAGCTACGGTTCTAAAACCATCAGGTGCTAAAAATATTAAGTCACCAGCTATCTCTTGTATAGTTTGTCCGTCTATACATCCTACATTTTTTGTAATGGGTACAACTCTTATGGTTGCAGAATCATTAATATTTTCTAGTTTAAATAATGAGTTTCTACAAAAAATAAATAGTTCTTTACGAAAACTTTTTAAGCCTACAATTTTATCTTCTAAAGTAATACTTCCAGCTCCACTACCTGTAAAATTATCTATGTCTCCTGTATGACTATAGTAAACAGTTTGGGGTTCTGTTGGACTACCAGCTAATACTAAATGATTATCGTGTATTGTACAAAATTTAGCTGTGTTAGTATGGTCAAAAGTTATTTGTTTAGCAAAAAAAGTTCTACTATTTAAAGCTCCTGTACCAGTCATGTAAAATAAAAATGGTTTATTATTACCGCTTTTATCTGTTATAACTAATTCACCATAATCAGTAAGACCTTCATATATTGTAAATTCACATTGACCTACTGAACTTAAACTTAATGCACTACGACCTGTAAAAGTTGAGTAATTATCTCCAGAAGCATCTACACTATCTCTATTTACTTGCAACCAACTTGTTCCATCTACACTAAAATAAATATTGTTACCAACAACTGCAAGTATTCCATCAGCATAAACAACTAAACCTCTAACTTGATTACTACCGTTTGGTCTTACAGCACTTCCTTCTCCAAATAAATTGAATCCATTAATTCTTCTATATCCACCTTCTATAGAGACTTCAAAGTTTCTTAACTTTGTAGCTACTCCGGGTGTCTGTAGTAAAGCTAACGAGTTTGTAGACTTATCTAATCCACCTGCTAACGATACTGAAAAGGGTTGTCCTGATGCCATTTAGAAGTATGTCCTATCGTCTGTCATATATTTAGGAGCTGGATTTATTAAATTACTTTTCATATGTTTTACAGCTTTTTTATAATCATCTAAAGCAAATGCAGACTGTTGTAAATTATTTTTAAATTGATGTACATAGTATCTAGCTTTTGCAGTTATAACATTACTATATTGGTCTGGCATAACAATAGTATCGTCATAGTTAGATAACCTTGTAGGTTTTTCAAAAGCATAAAAATGTACGTTATAAACTTTATCTGGTATTGGACTTAATCCAAACTTTCTGTGGTCTGGAGATTTTATAACAAACTGTGGTTCTCCATGGTTTTGAGTATCTGCATCATCTGCATTCTCATTGTCTCTATAATATCTTTTCCAATCTGCAAGAGTAAGAAACTTTAATCCTTTAGAGACATAAGGAGTTGTTTCTCCACTTACGTTAATAGTGGTCAAATAAAAATCATCCCAATCTATTGATGCATAGTCTGTAGTAATACTAGAACTACCATCTTTTAAAGTGTACCATCTTGTTCCTGCAACTGTAGCAACTGAAACATTTCCATAAAAAGGGTCAGTAGCTCCGCTTGTACCTGCAGCAAAAAAAGGTAATTGTGGTTCTTCATTAGCTATATCAAATGTAGCTTTATTAATAGCGTCTTTTACAAATGCTTGTATTCCTATTGCAGCATCAAAATTAGCAGAAGTTAAAATAACTTCATTGAGTTCTCTTAATACTTCGTTAGTTATGTCAAGATATGTTGTAGCCATTATTTTTTACCTTTAGCTTTTAGTTTTGCTTTTTTACTTAAATCTTTAAAATGAAAAAGTTTTACACTGGTCTTACCGTGTGTCTTACCAGAATGTAAATCTCCGTTAGGCATTTTATGAGTGCCACCTTTATGTTCAGTACCGTCTCTTTTATAATGTTTTACGCCTTTCATATTAGCAAGGTTTAGCTTTAGACATTCCACCGTCTTTATACATAGTTCTTTTCTTAGCTATTCCACCATACGTTTTTTTCTTTCTTGCTTTCTCAGCAGCAGCCTTACCTTCTTTAGTGTAAGGATAGTCTTTTCCATTTACTTTCGGCATATTTATTTTCCTATAAAAGTGGAGGGTCTGTTAAGACCCCCCGAGTTTTGACAACTTAGTCAATCACGTAGAATGCACTACATAAAGCATCATCTCTAAGTACTTTCGCACCATAGACATGTAAGCCTCTTACTATATCACCAAATGATGATGGGTCTCTCAACACTTCAGTTGAAAGAATAGTATTAGCAGTAGCAGTTGATGAAATGTGACCAG